TTTGCATTTGTATGGGATCCCACCTTGCCAGGTGCGACTATACATCTAAAAGAGCCTTGCTAATCAAGGTAAACCCGTGTAGTCTGTCGGCATTTAGCTGTTATCAATTTATTGGTGACATAAAGATCTATGTCCTGGCACCTCACTTGAGTTTGCAACATTTAGCACGGAAGTATTAAGGAGTGTCTCAATCAATAGATGGCATACGAACGGTAACGTAAAGTTATTACATTAAGGTTCGCCCACAGTTGATAGTTCAATAGATGGCATACGAACAGTAACGCAAGTTATTACATTAAGGTTCGTCCACAGTTGAATTGACACCCCACCGTTTTGGGCTTCTTAGTCTCTTAGACCCCATGTTCAGTTTAACGACTTGAACAGGTCCGATCAGACCACCTAAGTACAGAGGCTGTGAGCCTCTGTCCTTTCGATGAGTCTGAAAGGCCACGTGTGTATCTCCTTGTCCCCCATTCGCCCAGACGGGTTGAGCCGGAAATCCTTCTTCGCCCTTCGGGGCAGACGGATCTTCATTCCGGGCTCAACTATTTCTGAGTCGATGGCAAGTACGGGGAGATGGTACAACGCGGGTTTTTTATAAAACAACAAATTTTCTACGAGCGGCCCCATAGGGGGGCCCAGCAAGATATGAGGATGATGATTGGAGGAGACAGGACTTTTAAGGCCAGGTTCGAAACGAACCAGACCTATTGTCTCCCCCTTTGGAATCACCTCATCAGCTACCTGAGTTTTATATCTTTTCTCTAGGTAAGTTGCGAATCGCCTCTGGAAGGAGGTGACGCGTGTGCTCTGAACCGAATCGAAGCCTAATCCTCCCCGGTTAAACGGGAGGAAGAGGTTGAACTCACCACGGTTTGTAAACTCCTCAATCGCCCTTCGGTGATAGTGGATAAACCTTCGATGTGTTCTCTCCGGATTCGACGAAGTGGGTACTGTTTTGTTATAATAGTCCCAAATCGGAGCATTCTTCGCTTTTTCGCGACCCGTCACTTTGGATTGACCTGTTAAAAGGCCACAATTCAAAAAACCAAGTGACACGAACCGTCTTCCTACGGGATCATGACGATACAATTCAGAATTGATCGTAAAGAACCTAGGATGAATGTAGTTCTTCCCTAAAGAGAGAGTAAAACCGACTTTGTTGACCCAAACTTTCCAAATCTCATAGAACCGCGCATCAGCTCGGAAGAGAATGTCGTCCCCATTAATAAGGACGGGCAAGTCTCTCATAGCGATGCGGCGACCGGTGTACTCCTCAAGAGCACCCCAGTAGCCGAGTAGGTTAATGAGACATAGAATAGGAAAGGAGAGAGGGGAACCCATAAGCTGGCCATTAGCCTGCATGATTGGGTCCAAATCCCCCTCTTTATTTTGGGATCCGGGGTATTCGATGATTTGAGGGCCAATAACCCCCAAGAGCACTTCTTTGTATTCATCAGAGAAGTTCGATCTATCGAGCATGGCATTCATAAAGGCCATGGTTACACGGATATCAACACCGTCAGTTGCAGATGAATAATCACCTGACACCCATTGATCAAAATCAAAACCCAACTTGGCCTCCCTTTCGAGGAGCCCATGAAGGTCCAAGTCATTCATCGGACGACCAGTCAGTTTAAACTGAGGAAACTTTTGGAGAAACTTCCACATGTCTTTCTGAGCTGGTTTGCTAACCCAGTACGGGTCGGCTTCGCCTTTGGTGATGAGACGGGTTTTGAGAGGTTCCAGAATCGCAGCTACTTGAACATGATAGGGTCTTTCGACCTTACATGCGGAAGACAGGGCGTCTTGGAAGGAGGGGGCTGGAACCCCCCGCACTTCCTCGACCCGGCCGGGCTGGGTTTCAACCATTAATAAAAGTTGGTTGTCACCTTCAGCCTCGGACTGTCTTTCTCGTAGTTCTCCGCGACTCCCTCCCTCGCTTCTTTTCGATTGATAGGAAGCTGAGGTTGAGGCCTCATAGAGCCTAGGATCCTTGAACTTGAAATGTTTAAGAATCCTTTCGATCAATGGTGTTAATTCATCGACAACTGTGTCGTCCCCTTCCGGTTTTGTAGAGAGAATACGTCGGTGCTTGACCATCGCCTCGTGAACTGTTTGTTCCGAGACAGGTGCCGCACCTCTTTTCACTCCAAGAAGGTAACTCCCCCATAACCGAGTATTACGGTCGTTGAAGGACACTAAACGATTCTTAAGAATCCTTTTGATCCTTCCGGGGAAGACTAACGGATGACACGGGAAACCCTCGGGTTTCTCAGGTAAATCTTGCTGGAGGTAGCGGGCCATAGGCCACGCTGTTGCGAACTTCGCGAACTTTGTAAATCGTTCCGAAGGCCAATTTCGCGCTTGTAGAAATAAACCAAGCTGATCCTCCACTGGAAGAAGACCGATCTTGGGTATACTGTCATTGAGTACTTCTAAGACACTCCGAGTCAAATGGAGTGCTTCGAAGCATGACGACCCATGCATCTTCCAGATTTTTTTGTTGGCAGAACGTCTCAGACCAAGAAGATCACCATACCTGGCAAGCCAGGACGGTTCTTCTTTGGTCTCAAATGAGACTTCTACCTCTCTCCCCGGGCCACCCCGGGACAGGAGAGCAACAATCCCATCGATAATCGTAAGAGCGTTGAGGTTTTTAACCTCTGATATCGTTTTTAT